TTTACTCAGATTATAGCGGGATGGAGGATTTCGAATCAGGTTACGGTCCTTGGAATGAACTTGATGACGATAATTGGGAAAAATTAAAATACATTTCTCATTTCCTCATGAAGGAGCCTTTTTCTATGGACAATAGTTTTTTGGAAAGGTTTGCAAATAAATTACTCAACACTTTCCCAACAGAAACAAAACAAATAGTCTACGACTACTCAAGAGAAAGAAATGAACAGATAAGCAATTCCGTAGCGGAACACGTTGAAAAAGAAGTAAAAGAATTTTTTGAAACAATTCCTGTAAAATTTGTTGGAGATGGAATAGTTTCGGTTGATGCAAGAGAAGTATTCGATTACTACGTAGAGAGTGGAAATCTTAATTTTCCTCTCGGAAAAATTATTAAAGGAATAATGCGAAAAGGGGAACCTATGGGTGGATGGTCTGAAAATATTTGGGAATATGAAAACGATGAAGGTTTTGATAAAATTTACTATAATAAAGAGGTTGAGAAAGAACTCGACAGTATTATAGATAAATTGACTGAAAACGAAGAAGAAGCCAGAAAATTCACTTCGATGGTAGAAAGGGTCAGTAGAAAATTCAAACAAGGAACATGGTTTCCTTTACCAAAAGATAAATCAAACTCTGTAAGGTTTAGAATTGACGGTTTTGATTTTCCATCTCAAAAATTGGTTGTGAGTCTTCAAAAAGAACTCAAAAGGAAAGAATTCAAAATGACCGAAGAGAACTTCTATAATTTACTTTATCAACCTGAATTATTTAAAATTGGAGAATTACACGATTTTTAATATCTTTGTGTAATGAACCAAAATTTAGAACTACTTAAAGAAGTTTTATCCGTACCCACCTCTACTTATAACGAAGATTTGATGATTTCATATCTTCAAAAATGGTTGGACGAAAAAAATATTCCAAATTATACTGATAGTCATGGCAACGTTTATGCAACAAAAAAAATTCAAGAAGTACCTGATGATTTTTATTATCCTTGCGTTATATCTCATACTGATACTGTTCACGGATTGGGGAGTATAAATGTTCATGAAGAACAACTGCCAAACGCACAAGGTGAGACAAAACTATCTCTCAAGGCTTATGATGACAAAGGTAAACCAACAGGGATTGGAGGGGATGATAAATGTGGTGTTTTTGCTTGTTTAACTCTACTCGAAGAACTCCCTTACTTGAAAGCGGCATTTTTCGTTTCTGAAGAAACTGGATGTCATGGTTCGAGAAAAGCGGACAAATCATTCTTTCACGATGTGGGTTATGCAATTCAATTTGACGCACCAGAAAACTGGATGATTACAGAAAAATGTTTCGGTCATGTTTTGTTTGACAGAGACACTGATTTTTTCAAAAGTTGTGATGAGGTTCTCTGTGAGGGAATGAATGCTGACTACATGAGATACATGGTTCATCCTTATACTGATGTCTATGCTTTAAGAAGTCAATTTGATTTTTCTTGTATCAATTTTTCAATTGGATATTACGATTACCACACAAAAGACGAATACGTCGTGGTTGAAGATGTTTTCAATGGAATTAAAATGGGTAAAAAGATGATTGAGAAATTGGGAAATAAACTTCACTATAAAGCACTTGCTACAGATTGGAGATACGCTTAAAAGAGATTTTCTAAATTCTTAAGAAACGGTTTAACTACGGGGTGGTCTTGTATGTCATCATACTTTTCACCCCTTCTTTTCATTTGTTTAATTTCTTCTGTTATTTTTCTGAGATTTTGTTCAATCATTTTGGACATAGATGGGTAATTCACAATATATGGTGATAGTACAAGTTCTTTTTTAGCAATATCCATAGGAATTCCCAAATCTCTTACTAATTTTGCAACCATATTTTTTGCAAATTGGTCTGCGTCGAGTTCCATCTCCCAATATTGTTTGTATAGGTTTTCGAAATCTTCGAGGTCAAAATCACTCAAAGGGTTTGACATTTTTATTTTAGAAATTTGAGACTCGTGTCTCATTTCGTGAAAGAGAGTATAAATAAAATCACCAAGTGTTTGCATCTCGTTGGGTGAACAGATAATAATTTGGTCTTTGGTTCTTACACCACTGAAACCTGTGTAACAAGATTTTAATAATTTAATTTTAAAACCATTTTTAGAAATATATTTAATGATAAAATCTTTTATAATGTCGAGTTTATCAACATATTGTGCAGGAAATTTAGTTTTGAATTGGTCAAAAATTGTATCTAAATTAGATTTTGGTGTGTTATCATGACCACATTTGTGACAAACGTATTTGTCTTTACCACCATCAGATAAATCCCAACTCCAACCACAACTATCACAAATGACTTTGCCGTCTTTGATTTCTTCTTTAATAAGTCTTTTGATTAAATCTCTCACAATATTAAATATAAAAAAAAGGGGATTAAATCCCCTTTTCAGTTTTTGATTTTTTTACGAGTTTAATTTCCTCGTCTTGAAGTTTCAATTCATAGGATTTGTTTTCTAAAACATTTCCTGTTAGTACTTCTTCGGAAATCAAATCTTCGATTTTGTCTTGGATTGCTCTTTTGAGAGGTCTTGCCCCATAAATTTCGTCAAAACCGACTTTTGCTAGATAGTCAACAATGGTCTCATCAAAAGAAATTTTGTACTTGATTTCCTTCAATCTTTCAACCAATTTATTCAATTCGATTGAGGTAATTTTTTTGATATGTTCCTCGTTGAGTGTGTTGAACACAATCGTATCATCAATACGGTTTAAGAACTCGGGTGAAAAGAAATTTTTCATTTCTTTGAGTAACGTTTGTTTTTTTGCTTCTTCATTACCATACTGATTGGTGAAACCAATGCCAGAACCGAAGTCTTGAAGTTTCTTAACACCTAAATTGGTTGTAAGAATAATTAGGGTGTTTTTGAAATTGATTTTTCTTCCGAGACTATCTGTAACGTGACCATCATCCATCATTTGGAGAAGAATTGTGAAAACGTCTTTATGTGCTTTTTCTACCTCATCGAACAAAATTACGGAGTAAGGTTTGTTTTTCACTTTCTCTGTGAGTTGTCCACCCTCCTCATATCCAACATAACCTGGAGGAGCACCAACTAATTTGGATACAGTGTGTTTTTCTTGATATTCACTCATATCTACACGAATAAGTGATTCTTCTGACCCGAAAATTTCTTTTGCTAACTGTTTCGCTAAATGAGTTTTTCCTACACCAGTTGAACCCAAGAAAATAAAGCTACCGATTGGACGATTTGGGTCTTTGATTCCAAGTCTATTTCTCTTAATAGATTTAACAATCTTTTTGACTGCCTCATCTTGACCAATAACCTTACCCATCAATTCTTTATCCAAATTGAGCAAATTTTTGGTGTCATCGATGGTCATTTTACTAACGGGGATTTTGGTCATATTTGAAACGACATCATAAACATTTTCAAGAATAACAATTTGTTTTTGTTTTTCCATTTCGTCATCAAACTTTTTCTTCTCGGAGTCTAACTTGTCCAAAAGTTTTTTCTCCTTGTCACGAAGTTGTGCTGCCTGCTCATAATTCTGTTTTTTTACAACATCGATTTTTTGTTGTTTGATTTCTGCCGCTTTCTTTTTCAAGTCCTCAATTACTTCCGGTATTTTCACTTCAGTTTGCATTCTGGCACCCACTTCATCCAAGATATCAAAAGCTTTATCGGGGAATTCTCTGTCTGTGATATATCTTTCAGCGAGTTTCACACAGGTTTCAATTATTTCATCTGAATATTTCACTTTGTGGAACGACTCATATTTTGGTCGAATATTCTTTAGAATTTCAATTGTTTCTTGAACTGAAGATGGTTCAACAATCACTTTCTGAAATCTTCTTTCAAGCGCTCCGTCCTTTTCAATATTTTTTCTGAATTCGTCTAAGGTTGTTGCACCGACAACTTGAATTTCTCCTCTCGAAAGGGCGGGTTTGAAAATGTTTGAACCGTCCATAGAACCGGCAGAATTACCTGAACCCACGAGTGTGTGAATTTCATCAATGAATACAATAATGTTTGGATTATCCTGTAATTCTTCAATGATTACTTTCATCCTTTCTTCGAACTGTCCACGATACTTGGTACCAGCAACCACAGAGGTCAAATCTAAATTGACAATTCTTTTATCAATTAAGTTTTTAGGACAATTCCCTTGAACAATCTTGATTGCTAAACCTTCCACGATTGCAGTTTTACCACAACCAGGTTCACCCACAATGATAGGGTTATTCTTTTTTCTTCGAGATAGAATTTGAGCAATCCTCATAATTTCTCTATCTCTTCCAATTACAGGGTCAAGTTTACCCTCTTCGGCAAGTTTATTTAGGTCCCGACTGAAATTATCTAACACAGGTGTGTTACTATCAGAACCTTGTTTTGCTTTTCTACTCATCATTTTGTCGTCATCATCCATTAAGTCATTCATAGTAATGTATTTTTACAAAGGTGTATCAAAATTTGGACACAAACAAATTTTTTGTCAAATTGTCAGTAAATTTTTTTTTGTATGTCAGTTTGTCAAAAACTTGCTCGAATAACTGTCAATCTGTATTGAAGAAGGACAAATTATTTTTCAGGCATAGGAATTGAATACTTAAAAATATAAATAAAACTTTAAAAACAAAAACTATGATTTACGGTTCAGATTTGAATGAAATTTTTGAGAGAGTTTTCAACACTCCAAACAATTACTACAAAACTTCTGTGATTACAAGAAGTAACGAGGGTCAAACCAACTATGAAATAAACGAGACTAAAGATGGTGCATATCTTTTCTTTGAAGCACCAGGTTTCAACAAATCAAACTTGAAGGTAGAGATGGAAAATGGGTCTCTTCATATCAACGGGAAAAGGACCTATAAACTAAATGGTCAAGATAAAACAAAAACCATTTCCAAAGAATTCAACATCGGGGAGGGTTATGACGCGAATAGTATTGAGGCAACAATAGAAGATGGTTTACTTACTGTGTTTGTTCCCAATTTCAAAAAACAAGAGAAGAAAAGAATAAGTCTTCTTTAATTTGAAACCCTCACAAATCGTGAGGGTTTTTTTCACACCAATCTATAATAAGATGAATTCTGTCTTCATTTCCGTCATTATGGACAGAATGCTCTTTTTTATCATTATTCATTTCCCAAAGTTCACCTTCTTTCATGTTTATGGTCTCATTTCCAACTGTAAAGAAACATCTCTCGTTTGTTATGATTGGTAGATGAATTCTTCTGGAAACTTTGAAAGTTTCATTGGCTGTGTCTGTATGGGTGGGTATCGATTTACCTGCTAGTAACTTTACAAGAATTGCTCTTAACAAATAACCATTTCCCTCGATTTTTTTTGTTATTATTTCTGATATTTTATTTAATTCATTTTCGAATAATTTGTAATTGTCATCGTAAACAGGTTTATAGTTTGTGGAAAAAAAATCTCTATCATAAACAATAGGTATAGTTTGTGTGTGTCTCATATCACTACAAGCCCTTTGTCTGATATTGTACTTAGTCCAATCCAAAAGACCATTCTGTAAAATATTTTTTATGTTATCTACAGGATAACTGCCGTAAAACGAAAAATTTTCATCGTGGTTCATATGTATAATTATTGTGTGAAAAACTTTATTTATAGTGGTAAAATAATAACATTAAAACAAAAAATATGGCAATTACAAGAGAAGAAATTGTTGGAACAAAAATTATAAATGAAATTAAGTCTTCGAATATCAAAAGGGCGGAGTATGATACAGAAACAAAAAAGATGATTGTTGATTTCAACAATAATTCAAGATATGAATATGAAAATGTTCCACATCAAGAGTATACAAGATTTAGATTGTCAGAGTCTCAAGGAAAATTTTTTTCTTCAGAGATTGCAAAAAAATATAAGTTTAAAAAACTATAACTCATCGAGGTATTTATATTGATGAGTAAGTTTGAAGATATTTTACAAAGTTTCAAAATTAAAGAAACGCTTAACCCCAAAGTTTGGACAAACCCTTCTGAACCCAAAAAAGCAAAAATGATTCCTAAGGTTAGGAAAGCTTTAGAAAAAATTTCAGAAGAATTCATCGATTATTTGGGAGACGATGTTTTTGTTCAAGATGTTATTTTAACAGGTTCTTTGTCTAATTTCAATTGGTCTCAATATTCCGATTTTGATTTACACGTTATAGTTGATTTCTCTGAGTATGGTAAAAACGAAAAACTTTACAAAGAATTGTTTGATTTAAAAAAATTCGTTTTCAATACTAATCATGATATAAAAATTTATGGTCATGATGTGGAACTATATGCACAGGACGAAAAAGAATCTCATTTTGCCTCGGGTGTTTATTCTATTATGAATGATGAATGGGTAAAAACACCAAAGAAAGAAAAGTTCGACGTGGATGAAAAAATTTTGAAAAATAAAATTAATTCATGGGTAGATAAAATTGAAAAGGCTATCAGTACGTCAACCAAATCCGATGACAAAGAAATCATAGATACTGTGAAGGAAAAGTTGAAAGAATATAGAAAAACTGGTCTTGAAAAAGATGGGGAACTATCTTATGAAAATTTAGTTTTCAAGTTTTTGAGAAGGTCGGGACATATCGAAAGATTGTTTGATATGAAAAACAAAGTCATGGATAAAGAACTTTCGGTAGAGAGAGTGGTTCAAGAAAGTGTGGAAAATCTAGATACAAATGAAATCGTTTCCAATTCGGTTTTTTTAACCGAGCTTATGAAAATGGTGGACGAAAATCTGAGTTTTGAGTTTACTCCTGGTCAGAAATTAATTTTTGATAGGGATGTTGAAAAAATCCAAGAAGCATTACAATTTTTGGGATTTCTTTTACCAAAATACGGAGTTGATGGAAAATATGGTCAAGAGACAAAAGGTGCGGTGGAGCAGTTTCAAAAAAAGTATTTGTTAACACCTTCGGGAAAATTGGAAACAAAAGACTTGAAATATATTATTGCGGCTCTAATTGTCAAAAAATTTAAAGATTCTGAATTATCTTCAATTCAATACGAAAAAGAAATAGACGGTGACATTTTTACTTATTTGGATTTAAACGACCCACAAGATTATGAAAAATACAAACAAATTTGTCAAAAATTTATTGACCACAGAAATTCAAATGCTCAGGTTGATGGAGAAATGATGGCAAGTTGTGCAAAAAAATATTTTTCACGAGGATATGTACCACCGGAGCTCGCACTTGCTCAACTTACTTTGGAAGGTGGACTATCTAAAGAACCTAACGTAAAACCAATTATTACCAAAAATCCTTTCAATGTAGGTAATACAGATTCGGGAAAATTGAATTATCAATCCTCTTTCGAAGACGGAGTTTGTTTATACTATGACTTGATGACCCGAAGTTATTTGACGGGTACAAGAAAACCTGAAGATTTGCTTAAAAACTTTGTAAATGTGGGTGGAAATAGGTATGCTTCGGCTCAAGATTATGAAAACGACTTGACTTCTTTGGTGGGAAGTATAAAAAAAGTCACACAGGTAGTATCTTGATATAAAATTATTTATAGAAAACGTATATTTATAAAGAAAAATTAGATGGCCTTAGTAACATATTCTTTAGGACCCTGTTCTGGTGGTTCTGCGATTTTAGTAGATTTTGATAGTTCGTCACTTCCTGCGGTGAATGGTAACTATTATTTGACTTTTACAGGGGCAACTCCTGAGGGATGTTATGATATAATTGACAATGCTGAGCCTGCTACAGGTGTCGATAAAGTTCTTACCATGTCATCTGATTATGGTGATTGTGGCACATGTTTATTAGTCCCAACTCCAACCCCAACGGCTTCGGTTACACCTACTCAAACCTCTTCGCAGACTCCAACTCCGACAAAAACACCAACAAACACACCAACTAATACTGCAACAAATACAGGAACTCCTACCCAAACACCAACACAGACGCCTACAAACACGGCCTCAAATACACCAACACCTTCAACAACAACTACAGCTACTCCAACACAGACACCAACTAATACAGCAACTATCACGGCTTCCCCAACACAGACGCCTACAAACACTGCAACAAATACTGGAACACCAACTCAAACACCAACACAAACTCAAACACCAACTAATACAACGACTAATACACCTACTCCAACAAAAACACCAACCCCGACACCTACTCCTCCTGGTTTTTGGATAATAGAAAATTACTCAGGTGAACAATTTATTGTTGAGATTGAAGGAGTATCACCAACGTTAGATAAAGTTTATACATTTACATTTAGTGGTGATACACCTTATGCTTGTTACGCAGTTGTTAACACAAGTTATGGTCCGATAGTTGATTATGCAATTTTTGAAGGAGGACCTTATGACGATTTCAATAATTGTACATCATATACTGGTACTCAAGTGAATACTTTCTATGAAAGTGATATACCGGGTTTACCAGGTTGTTGTGAAAGTGGAACAACAGCAAATCCTCCTCGTCCACAGTATGCAACAACTTACGGTGTTGCAATTCAAATGAATGCAGTTGAACTTGGAGGATTCAATGGATTAAATAATTAAAAAAATTAAATTTAGAAATATGTCAGATTTAAAACCAATCGGAAGTGAAAAATTAACTGGTCAAGATAAGATACAAAGAATTTTGGAGATTGCCAAATATAAAGAAGTAACCCCAAAAAATCTTAACGAAACGGCTAGTACAGAATTTTCAATCCCATTAGCGGATGGCACCGAATATCAAATAGTCAAGGAAAAATTAGGTTATGTTATCAAGAAAAATATTTCAGAATCTGTTTCTGATTATTTGGAACCTATGAAAAATAGAAAATATTATTCTTCATATTCTCAAGCTTTGAAGAGACTTAATTTACTAGCTAAAGAAATTAACAGACTAAACGAAAATGAAGAAGGTGTTGAACTTTTTGGTGAACAAAAAAAGTTTGTTTTAAAGACTCCTAAACCTGAAGTCGAAGTTGATGCTGTGGCAGCACCAGCTGCACCGCCAGCGGTACCTGCTCCTGAATTACCAGCCCCTGAAATGGCGGCTGATATGGGTCCTGAAGACCAAAGTCCTGAAATGGGAGATGTTGAAATGGATGCTGAAATTTCATCACCTGAAGGAGAAATGGAAATGTCTGCTGACATGGAAACTGAACCATCAGATGAGATGGTTTCTTTCAAATCTATTCAGAAATTGACTGGTAAATTGACACAAAAAATCAGAGAGTTTGACAATCAAGATGGAATGACCTCTGAGGATATAAAATATGTAATTAACATGGTATTGTCATCACTCGATTTGAAAAATTTAAGTGATGAGGATAAGGAAGATATCATGTCTAAATTCGAAGAAGCTGAAGAGAGAGGTGAGGATATGGGTATGGAAGATTCTGAAACTGAGGACATCACATCCGACACCGAAGTTGAAGATATTCAAGCAGACATGGATATTCCGGTTGACCAAGAAATGGGAGAGGGTCACGGTATGATTTTGAACAACGTTTTCAAAGAATCTAAAGTTGACAAAGTTTTGTCTAAATACTTTGAAGTTTCAAAAAAAGAAATTTTGGAGGAAAGAGAAAACAAAGTCAGAAGACAAAAAGAAAACAATGCTCGTCTAAAAGAAAAAATGAAAGGTATTGTTAAGTTTACTGAAACTGTTGAACAAGAATTAGCGTCGAAAAAATTTCTCGAAGAAAATTCAAAATTCACTTTGGTAGGTAAAACTAATAAGAAAAATTTGGTTTTTGAAAGTTCAGAAAAACAAGTAAAAATTACACCTGAGGGATTAGTAATATGAGTTATTTAATTTTTGTGAATGGTCTTGGACCTAACTACAAAGGTGATAATATTTACGAATTTATTTTTTCTGATGATATAGATGTTTGGGGAGAATCTTGGGAAAGTAAACCTTCTAATGGATATCCAAGTCCTCCTGAACTAAATAAAATTAAAAAAGTTGGAGTTTTGAGGAATACCGATATTAAGTTGGAATTAATTCAAAACTCCGATTTTTTTTGTATGATAGACGCAATGGATGATGTTGTGTCTTTAGCTTGGGAGCCAGATGAAGTTAGAGGACAAAAGAGATTGGTCTTCAGATTTGGTGAGGATGAACAAAAAATCAAAGATAAATTATACGAAAGAGATTTAATTCTCGAATTTGAAAAAAAAGTAGTTTATGAAAAATAATATAAAGGCACTTGAGTTAGTAGAAAAAGGATTATCATCAAAATTAGTTTCTAAGCTTACAGAGAACCAAATTAGTTCTTTACATAAGAAATTAGTTTCTGAAATTACTATGGTTTCAAAAGATGACTCTACAACTATGCAAAGATTAAAAAATGAGAAAAAACCTTTTGAGGTCTATGAAGATGAAACTGATGATGTTACTGACCAAAATGCTTTAGGTGCCGACGCACTTCAAAATCTTACAGGTCAAGAAGCTCCTCATGATGCTAATGATATGGCACCTGATGGAATGGATGACGATTCTGACAATAATAGAAAAATGATGGGTATGTCGGAAGGTAAAAAGAAACAAAAAACAAATCCATGGGCAATTTGTACCGCACAGTTAGGTAAAGAGTTCGGAACTACAGAAAGACATTTGTGGAGTGCAAAAGAAACCAACAAGTATGAGAGATGTGTTAAAGACGTAAAAAAATCTTTGAAAGAAGGAAAAAATCCTATATCTTTATTTTTGGAAAACGAAATTTTGAAAATTGTTGAAAAACATTTACCACCAAAAATAACAAAAGGAGAAATTATGAAATATCTTTCTGAAGGACCAACAACCGCACCAACAAAACCCGGTACTAAAGAAAAACCTGGTACAAAAGAAAAACCTGGTAAAACTGAAAGACCAATGAGACCAGGAAAAAACCCGCACCCAGGCGAAAAAGAAGCCCCAAGGGCTAAGAAAGTTAATCCCGAAGAGGCGAAGGATAAAGTAATCAAAACAATAATGAATCTTTTAAAAAAATGAAAAAAATAGTTAGAGAACAAATAGATTACGGTGACTATCCTGAGAGGATGGACCCAAAACTTGAAAAAAAGTTAAAAAGTCCAGAAAGTCTTTATGCATCCAATCCTGCTTTCAGAAAAGGAGAAAAAGATGTATCAAGAATTGCAAGCTCAAGATTTAAAAAAGTTGTCGACAAATTGAGACAAGCCAGAGGTCTTGAAAGAATTACTCCAAATATGATGCAACAAATTTATATGGAGGAAATGAGTAAAGTCCCAATGGTAATGAGAATTGAGGGTCAACACAGACAAGCGTTGGAAGAACTTGCAAAAAAAGTATCTTTAGAAGAGACTGAGGTACCTGAAGGATGGTATCAAATAGAAGCATTATTGAACAGAGAACCAATTGATGTATCCAATTTCAGATATGAACCTGAAGAAAAAGAAGATGAGGACGAGGAGGAAAAAGAGGAACCTGAAATGCCATCATTCGATGTTGAGGATTTAACTGATGCGGAACAACTTGAACTGGAAAAACATAAAAGAAATCTTATAAATGCAATCGTTCAAGGAGCGGCAAAAAAGGGACATTATTTGTTTCAAAAACCTGAAGTTAAAGCAGAACTCGATAGAATTGATAGTCGACTTTATCCAGCTTATTTAGGTATCATGGCAATTAACGATTTTCTTTATTTCAGTATGGAACAGATGATAGAGCAAATGTCTCAAACAGGACAAGGGGTTGCTGGAAAAGTTGAATTGGATGATGCTGATGACGATGGAGGAGGTGAAGGAGAAGAAAAACCTGACACAAAAATAATTGCCGAAGGTATTATTTTCCCAATTCTAACCCATGAAATCATAAAGGGGATAAAAGCTGCAAACGCACGTTTCGGTCTTCCTTCAGAACCTAGTATGAGAGAGAAAGTAAAATCACAGGTAGACATCTTATCAAATGAACCAATGCAATTACGTATTGGTCCTGAAGTTACTGAAATGATTAGAGTAGCTCTCCCTGATGAAATGTTTGACCCTTCGAATAAAGGGTTAATAAACTGGTTCGAAATAGAACTATACCAAATTCCTGCACAAGAATTTTTAGAAATAATCGGAAATGCAATTTCAAACGATGAAGCTAAAAATAAAAAAGCCACTCAGAAGTTTGAAGAACTTATGAGAAGAGCTATGGAATTGAAAAGGGAATACGAAGAGTATCAAGAAGAAGAGGGTGAAAGTGGAGATGAAGATGATGAGTTGGACGATTTCTTGGGCAGTTTGGGTATATCTAGACCCAAATAATTTTCTGTGACCAAAGAACAATTAATTATAGAAGTTACAAAGTGCATGAGGAATACTCCTTATGCACTTCGTACATATTTGCAAACTTACGATAATACTGTTTCTAAGTATGTTCCGTTGGATTTATTTCCTGACCAAATCAAGTTGATTGAGGATTACGATAGTTGCAATGAAAATATCGCCTTAAAATATAGACAAGCGGGTGTTACTACGGTAACCGCTGCTTGGGCATCAAAAAAGTTAGTTTTTGCAAAAAAACAAAAACCTGAGAAAATTCTAATTATTGCCAACAAGCTCGATACCTCAGTTGAAATGGCTAATAAAATTCGTGGTTTCACTGAACAATGGCCCGCTTGGGTTGGAGTTGGTTTCTCCGCAGAAAAAAATTCCCAAAGGCATTTCAAACTTACCAATGATTGTGAAGTAAAAGCGGTAGCGACATCAAAAGACGCACTTAGAGGTTATACACCTACTATTCTTATTTTCGATGAGGCTGCGTTCATCGAAGCCGACAATGATTTCTGGTCTGCTTGTATGGCTTCCCTTTCTACAGGTGGTAAAGTAATTGTTGTTTCAACTCCAAATGGTTATGACCCAATTTATTATGAAATATACGACCAAGCTCTTAGAGGAATGAATGATTTTAAAATCTCCGAGATGTATTGGTTCAAAGACCCAAGATATACGAGAGATTTATTCATGGTCAAAACGAATGATTTAGTACATTATTTGTTGAACCGTGAAGAATACAAAGCTGAAGATATAGTTGATTTATCAGTAGAAAACCCATACGAAAGAGACCATGAAATAACAAAAGAATATATTTCAAAAGGTTACAAACCCTGTTCGTCTTGGTTCGAGAGTATGGTTAAAAAATTGAAGTATGATAGAAGAAAGGTAGCACAGGAGTTGGAGTGTAATTTCTTGGGTTCAGGAGACAATGTCTTTGACTCCGATTTACTTTTGAACATATCAAAAAATCAACTCAGAGACCCTTCAGCAAAACTAATGGGTGGTGCTTTATGGATATTCAAAGAGCCCGAAAACAACCATAAGTATGTTATGGGATTAGACGTATCCAGAGGAGATTCTGAAGATTTCTCAAGTATACAAATTATTGATTTTGATGAAAGAGAGCAGGTATTAGAATATGTCGGGAAAGTACCTCCCGATGTCTTAGCTGAAATTGCCTTCAAATGGGGTTCAATGTACAACGCATATTGTGTAATTGATATAACAGGAGGTATGGGAGTTTCATCCGCAAGAAAACTTCAGGAAATGAATTACGAATTTGGTCTTTATGTAGACAATGTGGACCCAAACAAAAAATGGAAGTGGGACCCAAAGGCAAATGAAAAAATACCGGGTATTAATTTCAATAATAAAAGGGTACAAATAATTGCTTCATTTGAAGAAGCGATACGACACGGATTTAAAATTTATTCTCATAGGACTTATAATGAGATGAATACTTTTGTTTACATTAATGGTAGACCTGACCATCAGAAAGGTCAGCATGACGACTGTATTATGGGACTTTCGATGGCAATTTATGTCGCGGAGAAATCATTCCAGTCTTTACAAAAGGTTGTAAATCATACTAAGGCGATGTTAAATTCTTGGACAAGTATCTCACACGAAAATAAAAATACATCTGAATTTTTCAATCCAATGGTCCCTCAGATGGGTAGACAAAATGGATACAATTTCGGTGCACCTACTAAAGGTGACTACCAAAAATATGGATGGTTATTTGGTGTAAAATAACTATTTATATTATTAGGGTATAAAGTAAAATTGTAAAATGAGTGAGCAGAATTTAACGGTATGGCAGAGACTTTCCAAAACATTTGGTCCTAATTCTTTACTGAACCAAGACTATCCAACTTATAAGTTTGATAAAACTGAGTTGTTAAGAACAAAGAATAGAGATGAATATGAAAGAGAGAAACTTCAAGCACAACAAAGTTATTATCTTGCAAATCAATGGGCTAAGGTAGAAAATAACCTTTATTCTCAGGCAATTTACTACGAACCATCAAGATTATCTGCTCAGTATGATTATGAATCAATGGAGTATACTCCTGAGATTTCAGCTGCGTTAGATATCTATGCCGAGGAGTCAACAACACCCAACGAAGATGGGTTTATTTTACAAATTTATTCTGAGTCAAAAAGGATAAAGGGTGTATTAGCTGACCTATTCAACAACGCCTTGGACATTAACACCAACCTTCCAATGTGGACAAGAAATACTTGTAAATACGGTGACAATTTTGTTTATTTAAAGTTGGACCCTGAAAAAGGAGTGGTTGGGTGTCAACAACTTCCGACAATTGAAATAGAGAGACGAGAAGTTGGTGTCAGTCAAAAAATTACTGTTGAGCCAGAAAAACCTGAGGATAGAAAAGCACTTCATTTTGATTGGAAGAATAAAAATATGACTTTTCAATCTTGGGAAATTGCTCACTTTAGATTATTAGGCGATGACAGAAGATTACCTTACGGTACATCTATGTTAGAAAAAGCAAGAAGGATTTGGAAACAACTTCTTTTGTCCGAGGATGCGATGTTAATTTATAGAACTTCAAGAGCGCCAGAAAGAAGAATTTTCAAGGTATTTGTTGGAAACATGAACGATGATGATGTTGAAGCATATGTACAACGTGTTGCGAATAAGTTTAAGAGAGAACAAATTGTGGACAGTAAAACAGGTCAAGTTGATATGAGATTTAATCAAATGGCTGTTGACCAAGATTATTTCGTACCGGTACGTGACCCAGCAGCACCAAGTCCAATTGATACATTAGCTGGGGCTCAAAATTTATCTGAAATTGCGGATATAGAATACATTCAAAAGAAACTATTAACGGCTTTACGTGTTCCAAAAGCATTTTTGGGATTTGAAGAAGTAGTTGGTGATGGTAAAAATTTATCATTACAAGATATTCGTTTCGCACGAACTATCAACAGAATTCAAAGGAGTATGTTACAGGAAATGAATAAGATTGCAATTATTCATTTATTCCTTTTGGGTTTTGAGGACGAACTTGATAATTTTACTTTAGGTTTAACAAACCCTTCAACACAGGCGGACCTGTTGAAAATCGATGTTTGGAAAGAAAAAGTTCTATTATATAAAGACTTGGTTGCAGACCCAGGAAACGGAATCCAGGCAACATCTTCTACTTGGGCTAAAAAACACATTTTTGGTTGGTCTGATGATGAGGTAAAACTCGATTTACAACAACAAAGAATTGAAAGAGCGGTCGGAGAAGAATTAAAGGCAACTCCTACCGTAATAACTAAGACAGGGGTATTCGACAATATTGACAAACTTTACGGTTCCTCAACTGGTGGAACAAAATCGAGTGAGGCTTCCACGACACCAGGAGGTGAGGAAGTATTGGGTGGATTACCAAGTGCTGGTGGAGAGGAAACTTTACCAGCTGAAGCACCAACAGCACCCGAAGAACCAGCACCAGCTGAAGCGGCAGTAACACCTGAGTCAAAGAACAAAGATATGAATATTTTGATTGAAAATGATTTGATTGAAGGTAAACAAATCATTGAACTTGGTGGTGCACAAGAATCTTTAGGAAAAATTTCTGAAGAACTAGACAAGTTATTGAACTCCTAATATTTATTTACAAATAAATCACACAATGACTTTCGGCCTAGTAAAATCAACAATTGAGTCAAACTTATTGGATTCGTATAAAAACGAAAAAGAGTTCAAAAAAACTCTCAGAGAATTCAAAGAAAATGTTTTGAATAATAAACAAGTTTCAAAACTTTATTCAGTATACGACCAACTTTCTCAACCTCAAGGTTTAAATCAAGTTGATGCCGAAAATTATTTGAATGAGGGGTTGAATTTGATTGAAAAAATTCTTCCATCGGTAAAGATGCCTTCATCAACAAAAAAATCAGAAAACAATCTTTATTCGGACATTGATACATTGGTTTACACAAACAAATTGAATTTGAAAGAAAGAATTCAATCAAGAAAAAATATTTTGAATGTTCTGATGAGTGAACCAAAAAAGATTACTGAGGGAATAAAAATTCCTGTTAGTTCAATGGTTAAAATTGCTAATTTAACTCTCGAAAACTATATCAAAGACATGGACTCAGAGAGTAAAAAAATATTCATTGATGTAATCAAGGGAGATAAAGAAAATATGGAAAAAGATTACTCTACCTTGAAAGAAGGCACAATTGACAAATTGAAAACTTTGTTCACTGAGTCTGAAGAGGGTGAAATCAAATCCAAAATCTCTGAGACTATTGAAAAACTACAAAAAGAAGAATTCACTCAGATTAATTACGTGAAATTAATTTCTTTGAAAAACGGGTTATAATCCGTTCCTTTTTTTCTGAACGTAAATTGCTTTGAGAATTTTTTTCCTTGACTTTACAGATTTCTTTTCAAATTCTTTTCTTTCGTTTAGAATTTGATTTTGTTTTGTTTTGATGACTTTGTTTTTGAGAATTTTTA